GACCTGACTTACGTAACACGTAATGTAGGTATAACAACATTAGGATTGGCTGGCGAAACATTAAAAGGACCAGCCTTTGAACCAGTCTTCATCCAAGATCAAGGACAATTCTCAGAAAGATTTGGGGCACAGAGCATTAAAAGATTTTCAAATGCTGAAAAAACATTACAATACCAATTACCATATGCTGCAAACGCATTTCTTGAGGAAGCACAGCAACTTTGGGTAACCAGAGTGCTAGGTCTTAGTGGATATAAAGCTGGAACAGCTTGGAATATTGTTATGGAAGCAGGTATTGATACATCATCTGGAAGTACTGGTACTACTTCAGTTGACATTCCATTTTCAAGTGGTTATACTGATAATTCATTTTTGGGTACAGCAATAAGTGGTAGTGGTATTACTGGTACTTATGAAAGTGGTTGGGTGAAAAATACTGGTACTGGTATTTTTACCAATATAATAAAAACATGGATAGCAACCACATATACTGGTGGTACTGGTACAGTTACTGGTCTCACAACAACTTATAGTGGTACTTCATTAACAGACTATGAAGGAATGGTTCTTGCTGTTATTAGAAGTAGAGGTGATTCAGACACTGATCTTGATAGTGTTCCAGTTACTACATTTCTAACAGACTATCTTGAAATAACAAATAATTATACTATTGACTCAACACAGAGTCCAACAGGTGATATTTATAAATCATTTGAATTAGTTGCTTCGGGTAATACTGGAACTACAACAGCAACATATAAAGTATCACTTGACTCAAATTCAAGTAGTTTCTTACCAAATGTTATTGGTTATGAACCAAAAGATAAAAGTACTATGATTTGGGTACAAGCTATTTATCCTGATCTTATCAAAAAACTTGATGAAGACGGAATTGCTTATGGTATTAAAACTTTAATGGTTACTGGTACTACTAATGTATTTACTGATTATGAAACTAGTTATAAAACACCAGAAACACCTTGGGTTGTATCTCAATTAAAGGGTAATGGTGTTGATAGACTTTTCAAATTAATTAGTATTTCTGATGGTGATAGTGCAAATCAAGAAATTAAAATCAGTATCATAAATATTGATCCATATTCTGGTGAATTTGATGTTGCTGTTCGTAGTTTCTATGATACTGATACAAATCCTGTTATATTAGAAACATACACAAATTGTACTATGGTTAAAGGTGCATCAAACTTTATTGGGCAACGTATTGGTACAAGTGATGGTGAATATTCACTTAAAAGTGAATATGTTATGATTGAATTAGCAGAAGAAATTCCTCTTAATGTATTTCCAGCAGGTTTTGAAGGTTTCATGTTCAATAATTATGATAGTACAATAACTGGAGACGGTACTGGTATTGCACCAAAAATTTTCTATAAAACAAGTTATGCTGATACCGATAAAGTTAGTAAAACATATTTAGGTATTTCTGAACTCGGTTATACTGGTGATGGAATTAATCAGGACATGTTTGATTTCAATAATTTCTATAGTGGTCAAGATGCAACAGGTTTTACAAAATCCAGTGGTTTTCACATGGACTCTGGTGCAACAGGTGCTACAATAAGTTCAACTGGTGTTGTTGAATACTTTGAAGTTGGTGCTGGTGATTTTAGCACATATCAACAAGTTGAACAAACAACTAATCCGTATTATAACTCAAAGAAAAGAAAATTTACTTTAGTTCCTGCTGGTGGTTTTGATGGTTGGGATGTTAATAGAAGAAGTCGTTCATATAGTGATGGATTTCAATTAAATGGAAGTTATGATGGTGTTAGTCCTAATGGTGATCCAACCAACGATTTCCAAGCATGGGAAATGGCAATTGATACTTTTAGTAATCCTGAAAATGTAACAATTAACCTTTTTGCAACACCGGGCATTAATTGGGGATATCAAACCACATTAGTGCAAAATACAATTGATATGATTGAACAACAAAGAACAGATACATTATATGTTATTGATGCACCACAAGGTGTTATCACACCAACAATTGGTGATGGTGGTAAAGCTGATGTTAATGCAACAGAGGATATTATAAAGTTATTAGATACAACTGAACTTGACACAAGTTATGGTTGTACTTATTATTCTTGGATTCAGATTCGTGATACTCAGAATAATGTCAATGTTTACATCCCACCAACTGGTGAAGTTGTAAAAGCAATGGCATTCACTGATAATGTTTCATTCCCTTGGTTTGCACCTGCTGGTTTAAATCGTGGTGTAACTAATGCAAGAAAATCACAATATAAACTTTCTCTGGAAGCACGTGATATTCTTTATGAAGGTAGAGTTAATCCAATGGCTGACTTTGCTGATGCAGGTACTGCAATTTTTGGACAAAAAACATTACAGGTTAAAGAAAGTGCGCTTGACAGAATTAATGTTCGTAGATTATTACTTCAAATCAAAGTTCTTATTGCTAATATTGCAATTAGACTTGTATTTGAACAAAATGATCAAGCAACAATTGATCAATTCTTGAATAAAACAAACCCAATCCTTGATAGTATCAAGAGAGAAAGAGGTTTAACTGATTTTAGAATTAAAATGGACAGCACTAATAATACCTCAGAAACTAGTGATAGAAACGAACTTTATGGCGAATTGTTCTTAAAACCAACACGTGCTGTTGAATTTATCGGCATTACTTTTACAATTACTCCTTCAGGTGCAAGTTTTGCTGATGTTGGTGCATAAATGAGGTTTGTTGTTTTTATTCAGTATAGTTTTTAAATCACTGAGTATTTATTATAAAACATAAAAATAAATAAATAAATTAATAATTAGATAAAATGGCAGCAGAAGAAACAATGATAAGAACAATGCCGTTTGAATACGAACCAAAAAGAGTTAACCGATTCTTTGCCGTATTCGATGACGCATTAGGAATTCAAGTTTGGAAAGTTCAGAAATTCAAAAGACCTTCAATGAAAATCAATAGTGTTCCAATTCAATATATGAACCAAGAAAACTATGTTGCTGGTAGATATACTTGGGATACGATGTCGGTGACATTTCTTGACCCAATAGGTCCTAGTACTTCTCAGCAACTCATGGAATGGGTTCGTTTGCATGCAGAATCACTTACAGGTCGTATGGGTTATGCAGCAGGTTATAAGAAAGATATTACATTAAAATCATTAGACCCAACAGGTGTTGAGGTTGAAAAATGGTTCTTGGAACAATGCATGATTACCAGTATTGACTTCGGAGAAAACGACTATACAAATGATGAATTAACAAATGTAACTCTTGAATTACAGCCATGGCGGTGCATACTTAACTTATAATCAATTAATTACGATTATTTATCTAAACCACGTATTATCTACGTGGTTTTTTTATATATTTGCAATATGATAAAAACAGGAATATATAAAATAAAAAATAAACAAAATAATAAGGTTTATATTGGAAGTACAATTGATATTAGAAAAAGATGGAGAGACCATAAATGGTATTTAAAGGAAAATAAGCATCATAATTCTCATTTACAATCATCATATAATAAATATGGATTAGAAAATTTTGAATTTATTATTAAATTAGAATGTGATTTGAATAATTTACTTATTGAAGAAAAGAGATTAATAAAAGAATATTGTGCTAGTGATAATAAATTCGGTAAAATATCAATTAACTGATTTGTTTTATTATCATTCATAATTTATGCTGCTAGTTCAACAATCCTATTTGCAATTATTAATTTGGCATAATATTCTCTATTCTTACATTCAATCACTTCATAATTATCATTATTATGACTAAACCATACCACATATGATTTTCCAAGTTTAATTCCAGTATTTTTTTCAATAATTAATTTATACATTGCCAATTGCAAGGAATATATTTCCAAATCACTGTCTTCCAACATATATAATTCACCTTGAAAATGTCTGGATTTCATTTTTTTGTCAAATTTCTTATTACTTTTCCAATCCCAAATTTGAAATTGTTTTGCTCTAACATTATAAAATAAAATATCAAGCATTCCACCAATGAGTGATTCTGGGTCATAAACAACCATTTCAGTTCTTATTGGTATTAATTTTTCTTGTACATCATTATAAAAATTATCAACATGTTTTTTTGTTATCTCATATTCTGGTAAAACAGGATCAAAACCAAATTCATTAAGAATTAATTGTTTTGGATATAAAAATACTTTGTTTTGAAACAAACATTCGGCATAATCATGAATTGCCGATCCTTTCATTGTTCCTTTTTTGTTTATGAATTTCCAAGCACGTAAAACTTCACGTTGACTGAGAACATATTCTTTGGCTTTATAATTAGACCAATAATCTTCTTTAAATTCTTCTTGATATTGGTGGATTATTGTTGTAACACTTATCAATTCCTTATTATCCACATAATATTTATGTGGATCATCAAAATACGTAATATCATTAAATGTTGTAAAGAATTTATTAGGAATTTCGATATTCATGACGACAAATATACAAAAATTTAATTTATTATAATGTTTTTTTGCATAATTAACTCAAGTTGTAATTTTTCGAGTTTTTTAATAATTGCTGTTTTATCTGCTGCTAATCCAGAATATGGATGTATGTGAGTAACTAATGCATCAATAATAACTCTCATGGCTTCGATTAAGACATCTGCACGAGCTATCGGATGTCCTTCTTCGAATATCCTTACTCTATCCTCTAAAGTCAGTCTTGCTGCTTTAAAATTAGGAATACCATCATGACTAATTAATGCAATCTTATCACTTTGGATAACAGTATTACTATAATAATCTGTCTCATTTCCTTCAAGTGGTTCAAAAACCATATTAATTGATGCAGGATTTTTTATATTAAGTTTTAGAATATCACCAAATTCATGTTTACCTGCTCTGATATGTACTTCATTTAATCTCAGAATTACATCTGTGTTTACTTTTCCAATAATCGCAATATCATCTTTTGTTGGAAACACACCATTTGCATCAGGATATGTGCTTGGTGCTTTTTCTGGTTTGGTAAGTGCAAGATTTGTGGTTGAAAGTGCTGTAAATTTTGAATCGAAACCAATTTTTTGTGGTTGAGATATGACAGGTCCTTCCCAAAATCTACTTCTTTCAGGAAATTTATTGTCTTCAATAAGAATTCTAACCATTTCACCAACTTGTGGATATGCATGAAAAAATTTTGGTAACATTGGATAACACCAAGGCAAATCATTACTAGTGGTTCTATTATCAAGTTCTGGAATTCTAACTTGAATTCTACCACCATCAGTACTATCAGTAATACTTATGACTTCACCATAAAAAATTGTTCTGTTTCTAACAATATTGGCATGTTCCTTCTTATTAG